TTCATCATCCGTGTGTGAAGATTTCGGGATTCGGCCAATGCGGCTGAGACGCGGGTCAAGGCTGAATGAATCGATTTGATGCTCGGACCGGGTCCGTAAAGTACGCGTCTCTTGCCCGGGGACATGCGCACGCCTGGTGGGGTGTTGAACAATCTCCCTGGAGAAACCATAACCCTTAAAAATAAACAACATTATAAACCCATGGTGATATTCCAAGCCGTTGCGTGGCACGGCGAGGATACAGACGACGCGTACGTCATTCACATCTTCGGGCGAACCGAGGATGGAAAGTCGGTCCACGTCGAAACACCGTTCGAGCCGTACTTTTTCGTCAGAGTGCCGCCCGATCGGAGCCCCAAGGCGCTCATCGAGGAGATTAAACCGTGGAGCTCAGCCATCATTCGACGCAAAGATCTCTGGGGGTTTCGGAATCAAGAGGAGTTTACGTTCCTCAAACTCGGATTCCGAAGGCTCGAGGAGATGAAGGAGTGTCGTCCGCGAGGCTTGAAGATTTATGAAAAGAATCTCGATCCGGTGCTGCGATTCATGCACAGGTCCGAAATCAAGTCGACAGGGTGGCTCCAAGTGCCCGACAATGCGAGTCCGGGACACGATTCGACGTGCGACATCGATCTGTGCGTCTCCGATTGGCGAACCCTGAAACCCGTCGACCGGGACGACATTGCACCGCTACGCATCGCAAGCCTCGATATCGAGTCGTACTCGGAATCGGGGGCGTTTCCAAACGCGTTCAAGGAGAAGGACGTCTGTTTCCAAGTGGCTGTAACAACCAAGGAATTTGGCCGCGAGGGATACTTTGACCGTAAGTGTTTCTGTGTCAAGCAAACGACTGGTTCCGAGTGCGAGTCCTTCGACACGGAGCGTGAAATGCTCGAACGACTCGGTCAGTACATCCGCGAACTCGATCCGGACATTGTGACGGGCTGGAACATCTTCGGGTTCGACTTGGAGTACCTGTATACGCGCGCCGTCGTGACCGTCGCCGGTCCGGATGCACATATGTGGGGTCGACTTCGTGGTGTTCCGAACGAACTCGTCGTCAAACGCCTCGCGTCGAACGCCCTCGGCTCGAATGACTTGAAGATGGTTCCTATGCGTGGTCGGTACGTGTTCGATATGTTCCAGGACATTAAGCGCGAACACAAGCTCGAGAGCTACTCCCTGAACGCCGTCTCGGCACATTTTCTGAAAGACCAGAAGATCGACATGCCGGTCAAAGAGATGTTCGTTCGGTTCCGTGAAGGGGACGCGACAAAGTTGGGTGAAGTGGCGGAGTACTGTATCAAGGATACGGAACTGCCGCATCGCATCTCGGAAAAGATTTGTATGATTCAGAATCTGGTCGAGATGGCCAAGGCGACGTGGGTCCCTCTGAGCTACCTGAGCGAACGCGGACAACAAATCAAGGTGTTTTCGCAGTTGGCACGCAAGGCGCGCGAACTCGGGTTTATGATTCCGACGTTGTACTCTAAAGCGACGGGTGACGAGAAATACCAAGGAGCGACGGTACTCGATGCGCAGACGGGTGCGTACTATGGTCCGATTACGGCGCTCGATTTTGCGAGTCTGTATCCGAGCATCATGCGTGCTCATAATCTGTGCTATTCAAGCCTGGTTCTCGACCCCAAGTATGCGAATGTACCGGGCATTACCTACGAACAGTACGGACCATACAAATTTGCCCAGGGCGTTCCCAGTCTCCTCCCAGCCATTCTGAACGAGCTCGCCGCGTTTCGCAAAAAGGCGAAGAAACTCAAGGCGGCAGCAGAGGGCACGCCCATGGAGGCGGTGTATGAAGGTCAGCAGCTCGCGTACAAAATCAGTATGAATTCCATCTACGGATTCACGGGCGCCGTCAAGGGTATGCTTCCGTGCGTCGCCATCGCGTCCACAGTCACTATGCGTGGTCGACAGATGATTGAAGAGACGAAGAATTACGTCGAGGCGAATTTTCCGGGTGCCAAGGTTCGCTACGGGGACACGGATTCTGTGATGGTTGAATTTGATGTCCAAGGGCGCAAAGGTCAAGAGGCGATCGATTATTCATGGCGGCTCGGTGAACAGGCGTCCGAACAGTGTTCCAGGCTTTTCAAGGCTCCGAACGACCTGGAGCTGGAGAAGGTGTACTGTCCATACTTTCTGTACTCGAAAAAGCGTTACGCGGCAAAAATGTACGAGGGTGCTTCGGATCCAAAGACGGGTCAGCCTATCTTGAAGGAGGATGGAACGCGCCTGGTCAAGTTTAAGAAAATTGACGTCAAAGGTCTTCAGGTGGTTCGGCGCGACACGTGTATGTACGTTCGTGGCGTGCTGAAACAGTTGCTGAATCTGGTGCTCAACTCGGACGATCCGAGACCTGCGATTGAATACGCGCGCGATTCTGCGCGTCTTTTGCTCAAGGGGAAAGTGGATTCGAAGGAGCTCACAATGTCGAAACAGCTCGGAGCAGACTACAAGACGCGCGTGCCACACGTCGAGGTCCGAGACAAGATTCGAAAACGTGCGCCGGGTTCCGAGCCTCAGAACGGGGATCGCGTCCCGTTTCTGATCATCAAAGGACCCGGTCTCTTGTGTGACAAGGCGGAGGATCCGGCATGGGTCGCGGAAAACAAACTTCCGTTGGACTACGTGTACTACTTTGAACACCAGTTGATCAAGCCGGTGTGTGACCTCCTCGAGCCGTTGGTGGGTGCCAACCCGTTCCAGACCATCTTCAAGTCGGTGGATTATCTGACGACACCGTCAATCTCAAATTATTTTACGCGGCTAAAGTAAAGATGTTCCCTAGCACAGGACCTGCGCGAACACCTAGTCGAAATAATACGCCTTTTTCAAACATTACGAAGGCACGAAATGAGTACGAGAAACATATGAAACAGCTCACACAGATGAACAAGATTGTTGAAAATTTGGATCGTCTCATGATTCTGGGCGATCGTCTGAGAACCCTGAGAATCAGACGGAACGCCAAACCAGCGAATTTCAAAAATCTGCATAAAAACCTAAGAAACACAAAAAATCGACTCAATGGACGTCTGGCAAATGCCAGAGCCGCGCTCACACAGACACCTTATCCGATTTACTTGGTTGGATACGGGGGTCACAATAACACCATAGTGAGACTGAAACAAGATATTTTCAACAGATACAGTCGTCACTTGCGTATGCTTCAGGCAAGATCAAGGAATGTTATGCCTCGTGTCCCGACGAATAATCAAATCAGAACGATTCAGCGATTCTCTCGCGGACTCATTACACGTAAGCGCATGAATAATCCATACTGGGGTCGTACCTACGCAAACGTCGTTGCCGGTCGACCTGGAATTGGAGCCAAATCGGTCATGAGAAAGTTCAAAAACCTATAATCTGAATACGTGCGCTAGTACGTTATTCGGGAGGCGACCGAAAGGGGTCCGTGCCAACGCAGTTCTTCTTCTCGATCGTCTACCGCGTTCGAAACGCTGAATAGTACGAGCAGCTTGATTTCTTCTCGGACGGTTGAGATTGATGCGAAGACGAGCGCCTTCGGCAGCCATGTTCAGAGGACGATGATACATCGCCGTGATGGCTCTCTGACCAATGTTAGTATAAGGATTCCAATATCGATTACGAGCCTGCATGCCACGAACGCGCGCCTGGATTCGGCGAGCAGCAGCTGTTCGAGGTGAATTGGGCATACTATACAATGATATAAAAGTTCCGACCGAATGAAAACCATGGAACAACAGATTGCTCAGATGATTGAGTCAGAAGTGGAGCGTCGAGTCGTCGAACGTATGACCAAGGCGCTCGAAAAGATTAGTCAGACGTTTGACATTTCCTTACAGCAGCTCCTTCGAACGGCGAGTGAAAACGCGACGAGCGCGTGGAACGGAAACGTGTGTCACGGTCTCAGCAAATCGAAGCAAAAGTGTAAGCGAGGCGTCAAGGATGGGTCCGGCTATTGTAGCTGTCACAAGGATCAGCGACCGGTTCAACGCGTCATTGCGCCGTCGAGATCCCAAACCCAATTGTCGTCCATGGCACCGGCGCACACACACAGTCTTCCTCCGATGTTTCTCGCCGGATGTCCAGCTTGTGAACGAGGAAAAAATTCTCGAATAGATATATAAATGGACCCCAAATTGCTGACAGTTCCCGTTCTCCTCGGTTTTGTTTTCCAGGGCATCGTCCTTTCATGGATCAATAAACTCGAACGTAAGTGTGAGTGCAGCGCAGACTGGCGCCGCGAGTACACAAAGTACTTTACGATTGTGATGATCCTCTACGGTGCACTGAGACTCGTCAGTCCGAAAATGGCCATGATGCCACTCGTCATGATCCCAATAGGTCTGGCGGGTCTGGTGAATCTGGGGTCGATCCTTTCGTACATTCCAGACCTCAAGAAGAAACAGTGTGATTGTGCGATTGAAGATGAGTGGCGTGACAACTTCATCTTCTGGTGGACTCTGTTGGCACTGGTCGTGCCTATTCTGGCGGGAATCTTTGCAGCTTTTATGTTGGCTCGTAAGTAAGAATGGCCGGTGGACTCTTTCCAGGGAAACCGTTCGAGTTTAACGTCAAGTGTATCGTGTTTTCCCTCGTACTCGCTCTCGGGTACTGGTACGCGCCGCACAAAAATCTATGGGTCCTTGCGTTCCTGTTGTGGTTCCCGTACATTGCGCTCGCATGGTACGACTGGAGCTACAACTGTGAAAACAAACTCCAGCCGACCGCCGTTCCATTCGGCCGGTACATTTGGCTGCCGTTCAAGCCCCCGGGGTACAAACAGGCGTTCGACGACCTGCCACCGGAGAAGATTGCCATCATGGACCGGGTCGATCACCTTGCCGGTTGGACTCTGGTTGCCGCGGTAGCGACGTGGTACCTAGTTAAAAATAAGAAAGCCTAAAGTGCTATGGCGACGAGGAGTGATTTGCTTCTCGATGCTCTTCGTCGTTTTTTCGACGTCCCAGAGCACGCCCAGCAGTTGAAGGATATCCTTGAACACCGACGCGGAGTGTCTCTCAGGAACCTCGAGTGGTTCGTGACAAACTATTCTCGTCAGACGAACGTGACGTATACGACGCCGACGGGGCGTCAGTTTACCGTTCACGTGGCGTACAAGTCATCGTTGGATGGCTATTCGAAAAAGTTTTTCGATCCGTTTTGTCGTACGGAACGGATCGAGTTTCAGGGTTTTACGACGACTATCGCTCAACTGAATTTCATTCGATGGTGCATCGTCAACGGTATCGTTGATTACATCACTGAGAAAGGAGTGTTGCGTATCCGCCGGAAATTCGAAGAGGCACGTACCCATAGTAGTACAGATACATCGTGTACGACTTTTCAATCTGAGGGGAAAGGATTGGATCAAATGTCAAGTCAAGATGTGTCGTCTGTGAATTCAGTGTGCTGAAATCGATGTAGCCTTCCTGGTTATACTCTTTTGGATTATCACCGAAGCAATACATGTAAATATTCTTTGTCGGAACCGAAAGTCCATGATCGAGAGCTTGTTTGTAACTGTAATAGAGGGCACCTGGGAAATTTGAAAGTACGTTTTTGTTGTTGAGATACAATGTTCCTGTTTGAACGATATCCAAAAAGTTGATCGTAACACCATTGAAAAACGTTACAGGTACAGCAGCTAGAATATAATCAGTGCTGTACCCGTATTGATACCTTGATTTGTAATATGCCGAGTTTGATTCATTTTCGTAACTTTGATTTCGTACGAACCATGCAATCATAGACACTGGAAAATTGGCAGTTAAATTCATGATCGCTTTTCCGTTTTTGTACGGCTGACCAGCCTCTGACCATACACGATTCACCTTGAAGTTGAGTTCCTGACTTTGATAGTACATTCGTTCACGTGGACTCAATGTGATTTCCTCGAGAAGAATTTTGGGATCGATAAGGTCTATAGGGTTTCCATTCGTGTCATTTGGAGCATTTGTGATCCACGTCGAATCGTGAAATGTGAACCGAATGGTGACCACTTGCTTGAGAATAGCACACAAAGGAAAAAATGGTTTTTCGATCTTTTCACGACCAATCTTACGATCGCTGTGTCGCCGACAAAAGAAAAAGTCGAGTGGAATCATCATTTTAACGGTATCGGTCGCCGGAACGACGTTTGATTCATTCTGTCCGAGACTCGTGGCTTGGTACATGGCGAGTTTCTCGTCTGCATCGAGGAAGAGCTGATCGCGAAGAATGTACCAATCGTCAGTCAGAGTCTCGATGGGTTGTCCGTCGATTAAAAATTCAACTTTCTTCAGGATCGCACGCCCGACGAGAGGAGTGTAGTTGTATCCTACGGGAAGGGCGGGAAGAGACACGGACAAAAACATGTTTGAAATGAGGTCTCCAGATTCGCGTGGATAAATATTGACAGAAAAGGTCCGCGTCGAATTAAGAAACCTGTCAGAACCTGATTTCAAAGGGAGAAGAAATCGGTGTGTAATCGAGAATGGTGTATGCTGAATAATTTTTGGCAACCAGAGTGACTCGCCACCATACATGTATTTCTCTTGAGGTCCTATCGCTGCAAGAGCTGTAAGCGCGCCGGTGCCGAATCCACGACCGTTCATCTCGATGTAAGCTTCTTTTGGAGCAGGAGTGTCTGTCCATACGTTGGAATTAAGGTCACGTAAGTCTGCCGTCTGACCCTTTATCTGGCTTGCATCGAATAATTTCGGATCGTACAACGAATAGTACTTACTTTGAATAAGTGACCCTGGACGTGTAAACGTCAAGAGGACGTTTGAACTGGGTAAAGGAATCACCTGGGTTTGATCTGTTTCAACAGTCAGTTTGTACATGTACTGTTGGGATTTCGTCGTCGTGCCTGCAAGAACGTCTGCCGTCCCTGTTTCGGATACGAATTCAGACACTGTCAAATTTCCAGCAACGTCGACAAGAAGGCTCGATGGATCGCTGAATCCAGTCACTTTCCAGTCTCGGTCCGGCATAGGACCTTGGAATTGATCGACGACGTACACACTGAATGTGTTTCCAGTGACGAGCGGACCACGGAATCCATGTGCAGTCGTCGAAGAGGCCACCTTTTCAAAACCAAACGTCAGCTGAAGCAGAGAACTCGGTGCCACAGGAACTTCCCCAGCGCCTTCAATCATCGCCGTCACGAGTGCCACGTACGGGAACGAAATGGCTGGTGGACCCGGATTGATTACGACGTCACCGTAGACGTTGGATGTATACGTCTGAACAATGACTCGACGCTGAATACCCGTCAGGCCCGTGATCGTCATTCCCGGTAAAACAGGAGCATTTTGTGTCAAGTACACAGCGAGGACATTCGAAGTCAGGGACGGTCCGTAGAATCCAGAGACGGTGAGACTCGTCGGAGCAGGTGGAGTTACCGTGACGGTCGGTGGTGGCGGTGGAGCGGGTGCAGATGGACGACTCGTCGGTGCGGCTATCAGTTGTCGATAAAAGGCCAACGTTTGATCTCGAGTGGGATTCGGTGGAAGTCTATACCGAACATAATCAGGTGGAATCTGTAGAATCAGATTCGTCAAACGGGTCCTTTCTTCCAGTGTCGCATTCGATGGAACAAGTTCACGAATTAGATCATCCGTGTTCATCCTCTACAAAGACTCAAGATCTTGTTTCCACAGGTTCGACACGGTCGTCGCCTCGAGTTCCGCGAGTTCGGTCTGGAGACTCTTTACGAGCGCCAGAGCCTTGTTGATTTCTTCTGCCGTGTACTGGTACGTCCGAACTGAAACGAGCAACTCGTGTGGAAATCCGAGACGCGTCATGTCCAGTTCGATATCGGCACGATTCCGTCGGAACACCTCGAGGCGTCCGTGTGCCACCTCGGTGATGAAACGCGCCCTGAGTGTATTCTCATTCACCTGACGCCTGAGTTCCTTGACCAGATGAGCCTTGCGTGTCTTGTACAGGGCGATTCGCATCTCGAGATAGTCGACGAGGATTTCTTCTGGACTCGCGTACTTTTTCACGGCACCGTTCGGACCGATGAGGTACATGTTGCTCGTGTGGATCGTCTTGACAAGTCCGAGCTGTTTCGGGTCGTCAATCTCAGTCCAGACGTAAAAGTCAGCCTTGTTTTCCGTCGAGTGATTCTCATACTTGACCTCGAGGCCGTCCAGAAATTCCTTGTAGTCCTGGATCCATTTGCCTGGTGGAAGTTCGGTGACGTGGATACGCGACCCCTGACGTTCGAACGTCCCCGTCAGAGTCCATGTGTGTTCAGCCGTCTTTTCCACTGTACCCGTGAATCCGCGGAAGTGTGGCTTCATGGGTTCCATCGCCTCGCCGCGAAGCACGTGTTGAATATTCTTCGTCACCACTTTCGGATCGTACGGCGGAACATACGACGAAAATCCAGTGCCGATACCTTCGGCGCCGTTGATGAGTACCATGGGTACGATCGGCAAATAGTACGTCGGCTCGACCGTCTGTCCATCCTCAGAAACGTACTTGAGTACCGGATCGTCGCGCTGGTCGAAGATCCGACGCGTCTTTTCAGCCAGTCGTGTAAAGATGTAACGAGGGCTGGCTGCATCCTTACCGCCCATCAGACGCGTTCCAAACTGACCACTCGGCTCGAGCAGGTTGACGTTGTTCGAGCCGACGAAATTCTGCGCCAGACCGATGATCGTCCCCTGGAGACTCGCTTCGCCGTGGTGGTACGCCGTGTGTTCGGCGACGTATCCGCTCAGCTGTGCCACCTTGGCATCCTTGGTCAGGTTCCGTTTCAGGCAGGCGTAAATCACTTTGCGTTGACTCGGTTTGAGTCCGTCTGCGACGTGTGGAATCGAACGCTTAATGTCCTCGGCTGAAAAGTTGGCCAGGTCCTTGTGCACGAAATCAGTCACCGTGAGCGCCTTGACGTTCCCGTAATCGACACCCGGTGGTGTGTTCGCCATGTGATCGACGAGCCATCCTTTCCGTGCATCCGCCATCGCTTTGGAAAACGCGAGCGTCATCGATTCGTTCGTCCGTGCATCCGGTGTGAATTTCACAGTCAGACGGTCGATCATCTTGAAGTACTCCTTGGCCTCTGCTGATGTGGATGTTCCCAGACCCTTGTAGTACTTCACGCCAGTTCCCGAAGGGAACTGTTCGGCCGCCCCAGATCGTCCCGACCGGGCACGGAACGCCTCTTCCGTAAAGTACCACTCTTTGCCCGCCTTGATCACAGGCGTCACCATCGCTACGACGAATCCCAGGTCGAGCAAACTCGGCCAAAAATGGTGGATCATATTCAGCACCAGACCCTTGATGTGACTCCCGTCCAGGTCGGCGTCGGTCATGATCATCAATCGGCCGTACCGAAGTTCTCGGAGAGAAGTATAGACCTTTCCATGCTGAAGGCCCAAAATCTTCTTGAGGTTCGAAAACTCCTCATTCTCAGTGAGTTGTTTTACGCTAGCGTCCCGAACGTTCCTCGGTTTCCCCCGGAGCGGGAAGACGCCGTATGCATTGCGGCCTACTACGCTCAGTCCCGCGACCGCGAGCGTCTTGGCTGAATCTCCCTCGGTGACAATCAGTGTACACTCGTGACTCTTAGCCGTTCCGGCCCAGTTGGCGTCATCCAGCTTGGGCACGCCCGTAATCTTGTTCTTCTTGGCACCGTCCGTCTTTTTGAGTTCCTTCTCCGTCTTGGAAACTGCAATGGCGGTAAGTTCGTCGCCGACACCAGACGCAAGGACATCCTTGATAAACTTCGGCTTGAATTCGTACTCGGTTGTGATTTTCGAGGTACACTCCGTCTTGGTCTGACTCGAAAACGTCGGGTTGACGATCGTACAACGCATCATCACAAAGAGAGACGCCTTGATTTGCGCCGGCCGAATCCCCGTCGCCAACTTGGGCACGAGTTGATTCACGAATCGATCGACGTGTGTTCCACCTTGTGTCGTACAGATGCCGTTGACGAACGAAATTTGCTGGAACGTTCCGGTCGTCGAGTGTCCGACGACAATGTCGGTCCCCAGCGTCGCCAGAGGGACGTCACCGAGGTGCATCTTGGCGTAATCCTCGAGACTCTTCACCTCGAGACGATCGCCGTTCAGGTACACGTGACACTTGGGGCAACACGCCGCCGCATCCCAGACGCGTTTCGTCACCACCTTGACCATGTCTGGAAGTTGTGCCGATCCACCCTCAAAGCGCGACCAATCGGGTTGGAACTCGACGTCGACGTACCCACCCTTGGCGGCGAGCTGTGTGATGACTGGCGGCTCACACACCGTCATATTCTTCGTCCACTTTTGCACGTACTTTTGATTCTTGTGAAGAATCCGAACCGTAAACTTGGACGAGTACACGTTCGTCAACTTGGCACCGTAGCCGTTTCGACCACCAGTCGTACGTTCCTGTGTGTCGTCGTAGTTGCTCGAGGTCAGAAGGTGACCGAAGATGAGTTCCGGAAGTCTCACGCCCGTTTCAGAGTGAACCCCGTTCGGGATGCCGTCGCCGTTGTTCCGAACGGAAAACACGTCACCCTGAATCGTCACGTCGATCCGAGTCGTCTTTTTCGGATTGAGCGAGTGTTGATCGATCGCGTTGACGAGCACCTCATCAAAGATTTTCACCAGTCCAGGAGATACAGAGACGCTGGACCGCTGAAAATCGACCCATGTTTCGACGGTTTCACGGGCGAGAGAACCCACGTAAGAATCCGGTCGAGTGAGGATGTGTTCGACATGTGTTAACTTTCGGTACATGAATTATTTGGGGATGTTTTTTTTAACCTACAAGTAAAGCGCGCGAGCACCTGCGCGATTCACCGGTGGCCGACCCGTCTTGGCATAAATGCGCGTGAATCTGTTCCAGTTGGCGTTTTGTCTCGTCGTAAAATATTTCCAATAGGCGTGAGCTGCAGCCTGTGTCAAAAGTCCAATCTTTCGACGGGTTCCGATATTCGGACGACCGTGACGAGCGTAGTACTGTTCGCGCTCGAACGCATTTCGTTTCGCGCGGAAGAGCGAATTCGGCAGACGCTTACGACGTCCCGATTCGTTCCGGAGATGTTGCTTGATTGCTCTCCGACGACGAATGAGACGTTTCAGGACTGCGACTCTCGCCAGCCTCTGGGAGGCCAGGTTACTCGTCTGACGACTGGCTGACGCGAATCGTGCGAGGGTCCTCGGATCCATACGCGCCGTCAATAAACCAAGCATCGTATGCTTGTTGTGGTTACTCATAATCAGAGCACAGAAAAAATCTCCACATGTATAAATGCCAAACACTCGTGGTGTTAAACGCAAGGCGAGCGCGCTAATGGCCCCTCGTGCGAAACGAGGTCGTAGTACTTCACCCCATGTGTACGGTCTGAATATAAATAAAAATGCAAACCTCTATCTCGTAGCGAGACGTACGATTTACCCAAACCGCAGTGTGTTGCGCGCTCGTGTATACGCACCTCTCGCTCGGTATTACCCAACTCAATCCATAGCAAACATTTACGCAGCTGTCAATCGTGCGATGGCTCGTGCGGGTATCTAAAAATTTTGAACACCTGAAAGACAAATGACGCAGAACATCAAGCTCCTGATTGAGAAGCTCAACGAGCTCAAGGCGCGTACCAAGGAGACCAACGAGGAGCTCAAGCTCGCCCTCGAGGACACTCAGGTGTACAAGGATATCCTTCAGGCGTCCATGGAGGACAAGCGGTACAACGTGACGGAGAAGATTGCTCGTGTCCATGCACACAAGGTGGCTCTGAAGCACTTTACTCCACCTAAGGAGGATGAGTGAATCCTTTGCATGGACTGCAACGAGGAGATCAAGGCACTCATCGCCGAACGTATGGAAAAGGGAAAAAAGGCGTACGGTCACGGACTTTTACCGAACGCCGGCTACGATTGGGTCCAAGAGGCGCTCGAAGAGGCGTTGGATCTTGCGATTTACGTGTCGGCTAAGTTGATTGAAATAAAAAAAATCCGCGACTACAAGTAAATGATGCTCACCATCCGTGCCTGTGCCACCCCCGAACAGCCCAAGAAGGCGTTTGCGCTCCCCAAGCGCGTCGCCCGCGCCCGTCGCGTCATGGAGTCGAAGCGCATGGATACGTTCCGTGAGGTTCACGAGTCCCTGAAGAAGACGGCGAAGAGCGAGCAGGCGTTCCTCCGCGATTTTTTCGACAAGACCCGTAGTATGTGGCGTGACGACGAGGAGGATGTCGACGAGACGGAGGATGTCGGACCGACCGACACGGAGTAAAATTGTTAGCTTAGATCATGGCGACTGTTCAGCAGCGAATGCAAAATTTCCGAGCCGGTCAGGCGGCGTACAATCAATTTGTGAGAGATGTCGCCAGGCTCCCGTCCCTCATGAAGGAGTCTGAGAATCTACGCCAGGAAGCCGAAAAGAATTTAGGAGAGTCTTTAGCGCTCGTTCGAAGAATTCAAAATGGAGGTCCACACACGGCGTATCATCAGCGTAAATTTAACAGCATGCAAGCTAAGATCAATCGTAATTATGCGCGTTACCAAACATCCGCTGCTGAAATCATGAATGCGAAGCGACGTATTTTGGGAATGGTCGGTCTACGCTACCGTCAGAACATGGGTCCTCTCGGGGCCAATGCACCTACTTTACGCGCTTGGAATCCGACGAGGATGCTTGCTGCTATACGCCTCCCGGCCAAGAATAAAATTTACAAGGCGGCACTGCGTCACGCCGCTCGGCCACGAACCCAGGTTCCTAAAATGGTCAAGAACAACAAGGGACGGTTCGTTAAATAAATGTCGCTTTAAATCATGACGACTGTTCAACAACGAATGCAGAATTTCCGAGCCGGTCAGGCGGCGTACAATCAATTTGCAAGAAACGTCGCCAGACTCCCGGCCCTCATAAAGGAGTATCAGCATCTGTTACGGGAAGCCGAAAAGAACTTGGGAGAGGCTACGGTACACGAATGGAGAGTTCAAACTCCTGGTCCACATACGGCGTATCATCAGCGTAAACTGAACAGTGCGATGAACAAGGTCCATCGCAACTTTGAGCGAAGACGGGTACTCAATGCCGAAATCATAAACGCGAAACGACGTATTTTGACGATGGTCGGTCGGCGCCACCTCCAACAATTCGGTCCCGGAGGAGCAATCACCCAGAATGGGACGTTGCGCGCTTGGAATCCGTTGAGAATGATCGCCGCTATACGGCAACCGGCCAAGAATAAAATTTACAAGGCGGCTCTGCGTCACGCCGCTCGGCCACGAACCCAGGTTCCTAAGATGGTCAAGAACAACATGGGACGGTTCGTTAAATAAATGTCACTCTAAAATATGAAGCCAGTCATTGAGATTCGGCGCGCCGCCCCACCACACAAATGGAGTGCGGTTTTTCCCAACGGGAAAAAGGTGAACTTTGGCCTTCGTGGATACTCGGATTACACTATTCACAAAGACCATGCGCGTATGCTACGTTACCTGACACGTCACGTCAAACGCGAAAATTGGAGTCCGTCGGGACGATTCAAGGCGGGGTTCTGGTCCCGGTGGTTTCTGTGGTCCAAACCCAGTCTGTTGGGGGCGGCCCGTGAGACTGAGCGTGTTCTCGGAGGAAAATATCGCATCGTAATCCATGGGAAATGAATTTCTTCAATACGTCCCCCTGATCGGCGTCGCACTCAGTTTCTACAGCGCCATCTTTGCCACGTTCGTCCTTTATCCATGGCACCTCGAAATCTCCAGGGAACTCCTCGACATGCAGGACATGTGTAATTTTTCCTCGACGTAATGTAATGACAGCGTTGCATGTCGCGGCTCTGAAGGGTGACTTGGACACCGTACGACGACTCGTCAATGCAGGTATGAACAAGAATGCGAAAAATCACGAAGGAATGACTCCGATGATGTACGCCGCTCACAAAGGACACACAAACGTCATTCGGTACCTGATTCGTAAAGGCGCGAATGCCCGTATTCGAGCAACTCCGAACAATCCCACGACTGCGATTCATTTCGCCGCCGAGGAGGGTCACGTGAATGCGGTACGTAACTTGATAAAACATTCGAATCTTCAGCATCAGGATGGAAACGGTCGATCGGTTCTCACCATCGCAGCCGGTCTAAGCAACCCTCGAATGATGCGTATGCTGATACGAGCCGGTGCTCGTCCAAACAACGGCACACTCGAATATATATTCAATAATAGAAACAGACGTAACCTACTCGGCGCTGAATTGATCCGGTGGTCGCGTGCAAAGAGATCCGGTATGGCGACACGTCTACGAACTGCAGCGGCGTCGCGTCGAACTCACGCCATGCGTGGTCAGCTCGCTCATGCAAGAGTCAGAACGGGAACCACGAACGTGAATGGAATTCCGGTACACATCCGGAACATGATTGCAGCGTATATGCGGCGGGCTTAATTTCTACAGAACTTGTAGTAATGCCTTGTTGGCGCCCACCGAAGGAAATTCTTTACGTCGTCCTTCCATACTTCAACTACTGTGGATTCAAACGACGTCAAGAGCTTTTCGTCAAGTTTGTGAATGAGATTCGTCACGTCAAAAACGTACGCATCGTCGTGTCTGAACTCGCAGGACCAGCACCACTCCCCTGTCTTCCAGTGTGGAAGCACATCAAGAACAGGCTGGACACACCCGTGTGGATAAAAGAGAAGCTCATCAACGTGGCCATCAAACAACTTCCAGCCGATTGGGAGTACGTGGCGTGGATCGATGCCGACATTACGTTCCTGAATCCCAACTGGGCTCAGGATACCATCAGCGCTTTGCAGACGAATGATATCGTTCAGATGTTCCGAACGGCTGTGAACCTCGGACCGAACAACGAGGCGATCAAGATCGACAAAGGGTTCGGGTACATGCACGCCGAGAGCGGAACACCATACGTCAAAACGGACAAGTACGGACACTGGCACCCTGGATACGCGTGGGCCTGTACGCGCAAAGCATTTCGGACAATGGGAAGCTCGCTGCTCGATTGGGCCATTCTCGGATCGGGCGACAGACACATGGCGATGGCGTGGATAGGACGCGTTTTGGACAGTTGTCCCGGAAACATTCACATGAATTACAAAATCATGCTCATGGAGTATCAATACAAGTGTCAAAATTTCAGCGTCTCGTACGTCCCTGGAACTATTCTGCACCATTGGCACGGTCGATTCGAGGATAGAAAGTATCGTGAACGCTGGGACGTTCTCATACGACATGCATTTGATCCAATTACCGACGTCACGATGAGTCTACGACTAACACCCTCCGGGAGACGCATGGAGAAGGATCTGAAGGCGTATTTTGAAGGTCGGCGAGAAGATTTTGTTTAGGTATAGTATGCCGAACACACCTCGTAGAGAGGAAAATATAAAGGCGTGGATGCCAAAACGTCAAAATTACCAGAACCGAAACGCATACCGGGCCGAAGTGCTTCGCAAACTCGGAAAGTTTACCATGAACAACAAGAGGAATGAACTCATGGCTGCTCTCTGGGCTCTGCCAATGGGAAACCGTGTCTGGTTGTACCAGACCCGAAACACAAACCCGACTATCACCGCCGCACAAAGGCTTCTGGCTCCAGGTAAGACAAATTTGCTCATGTGGGGCAAGAAGAGAGGAGGCAAGTATCAGTACGCTCATCAAAATTTTGTGAACGCGCTATTTTCCAATTTGAACTATCCGCGCCTGGAACGCACTGCGCGTAGAATCCAGGATCCAAAGTTTATGACCCGGGCATACCTCCGTAGAATCAATACCCCATTTGCAAATAATCCATTTAACAGCAATCTTGCAAACTTCAGAGGCACCGTTCGAGGAAACGTCGGAAACGCAGCCAAAAAGCTTCTGGAGATTCGCGAAAAGGCGGCGAGACGTACGATCGCCCGGTACGTCAAGGCTGGAAAGATCGGATTCCACATCAGTCAACTCCGTAAACTGCGTGCAAGTAACAGAGCACGAGGCATAGAAGTCTCCCCACCCAATCCCAAGAAACGAGCTTCGTCAGCACCACCCGTGCTCACACGGAGACGGTAACCCTTTCCACTTTCGGTTGGAAGTCTGTCAGTCAACCTCAAGGTCAAACAACAATTGACGCTCAAAGTTTTTCACCATGTGATATGTTGATGTCAAGTGCTGCACCTTTTCGTAGTACTCTTGGGCCAGTACCGGGTTGAAAACAAGTGCTCGGCGGGTCTGTTTCGTCATGTATTCCACAGCGTTGATGATTTCTGTTTTGTTCATAGTGTCTTCGTCGTCCGTTTCATCCATTGAGCTAAAAAATACACTTTTTTTTTATTAGACATTAATATGTGGAGTCCGAGGAGTGTCAGACCACTTGAGATTGGCGTCGGTCTCAAGTTGGTTCCGGCGTCTGATAGAGGAAAATGGCTTCGTCGAGCACTCGATGGTGCAGGGCCCACCTACATCAAGGCGGGTCAGTTCATCTCGAA